CCGCCGCGTATTGTCCTGTACGGCACACACGGCATCGGTAAATCTACGTTCGCGGCGCAAGCCCCGGACCCGGTGTTCATCCAGACCGAGGAGGGCCTTGATGCTGTCTCTGCAACAGCGTTCCCGCTCTGCCAAAGTTTCGATGACATTCTGGAATGTATCGGCGTTCTCGCTAGTGAGAATCACGACTTTCAAACCGTCGTGCTAGATAGTGCGGACTGGGCCGAGCAGTTGATCCAGAAGCGCGTAGCGCAGGACAACAACGTCAAGACGATTGACGCGATTGGTTATGGACGTGGTTACAAGGCCGCTGCCGATTACTGGCGACAGTTGCTGGATGGGTTCGACCATCTGCGTACCGACAAGAACATGCAAGTCATCATGCTTGCACACTCGCAGGTTCGTAGATTCGATGACCCACTGGCTGATCCGTACGACCGCTATCAACTTGACCTGCATCACGGCAGCGCAAGTCTGGTGAGCGAGTGGTGCGACATTATGATGTTCGCCAATCAGCAGTACAGCACGGTGAAGTCGGATGTCGGCTTCAATCAAAAAGTTACCCGCGCCGTTGGGACGGGGAACCGTGTACTTTATACCCAAGAACGTCCGGGCTGGCAGGCGAAGTCTCGTTGGTCGCTGCCCGACACCCTCCCGCTGGACTACGGCAAGTTCGCTGAAGCCCTCGGAAATTCAATGGCACAAATCGTAGGAGAGTAAAATGGCAAAGTTAAATTTTAATGCTTCAGAAGTTTCGACCGAGCAAAGCGGTTACGAGCCGCGACCGGCGGGCGACTACACCATGCAAGTCGTGAACAGCGACATGCGTACCACCAAGTCGGGCACCGGCCAGTACCTCTGGCTGGAGTTTGACATCCTGAGTGGTCCGGTTCGTGGCAAGTACTTTGAGCGACTCAACCTTTTCAATGACAACGCCAAGGCTGTAGAGATTGCCAACCGGCAGCTCTCTGCGATCTGCAACGCGGTCGGTCTTGTGTCGCTTCAAGACTCTGAGCAACTTCACATGAAGCCGATGAAGGTCGTACTCAAGGTCTCTGAGAGCAAGAACGGTTCTTTGCAGAACAATGCGAAGTACCTGCCGCTCAATGCAGCTCCGGCTGTTGCGGCGGCACCTGCTCCTGCGGCTCCGGCTGCGGGTGCGGCGAAGCCTTGGGAACGTCACAAGAAGTAACTAGGGGGCACGGCATCTCGGGGGTTTTCCTCTGCACTCCTTCACCTCTGGGGTGTCGTGCCTTCTTTTAAATCATGGTCAAAATACCTAACTTGCAAGATCCAACGCTGCTCGCGCTAGACGCTGCCTTAGAGGAAGCACAGCGCAGCTCCCCCCGCCTGTATCTCGGTGCCTCTAGCATTGGTGAGAACTGTGAGCGTAGACTGTGGCTCAGTTTCCGCTGGGCCAAGCAGGGCTTTATCGAAGCCGCTGGTCTACGCCGAATTGAAGATGGGCACCGGGGCGAAAAGGTATTGGCAGATTGGCTACGGTTAGTACCCGGAGTTGATCTTTCCACGGAAAAGGAACCCGGTGTCCAGCATCACTTTGAAGACCACGGCGGTCACTTCCGTGGCAACTGTGACGGACTCATCACCGGCCTTTTGCAATCCCCAAAGAAACTTCATGTCTGGGAATGCAAGATCGTCAACGAGCAGAAGTTCAAAAAGGTTTCGTCGCTGAAGATCAGCAAGGGCGAAGAGAACACGCTCAGGGAATGGGATTACGTCTACTACGCTCAGGCTCAAGTGTATATGCACTACTTCAAAGCCGAGCGGCATTACATGACTGTTGGCAGTCCCGGCGTTCGCGACATCGTAAGCATCCGCACCGAATACTCTGAGGGCGACGCGCAGAAGTTTATTGACAAGGCCAAGCGCATTGTCTTTGCACCGAGGCCCCCGAGTAAGATTTCAAATGAACCTGCGTGGCACGAGTGCAAGTACTGCTCGTTTCATGGGTTGTGTCACAACGATGAGATGCCGACGCAGAAGTCGTGTCGAACGTGTATGTACTCGACGCCGCTGCCAGAGGGTACGTGGAAGTGTGAGAAGCATGACCACTTGTTAACTCTCAACATGCAACGCGCAGGCTGCGACGATCATCTCTTTCACCCTAACCTTGTGCCGGGAGAGCAGACCGATTACGGTGAGGGCTGGGTTGAATACACAATGAAAGATGGAACCAAATGGACAAACCGGAGCTGCTCATAGAGGACGATGATGAATTCGCTTTCTCTGGTGAGGAAATGTATTTGATCTTGAAGGCGCTGGATGTGTACGCACACGCCATGCTGCTGAGTGATTCGACGACTGAATTTTTGAAAGTACAGACGCTTGCTAAGTACATCTTGAGCAAAGCACCCAAGTCAGGATTGAACTCGTGATTACGTTACGCCCATATCAAACTGAAGCCATTGACTACACGTTCAAGTATCTTGCGGAGAACGATGGCAATCCGCTGATTGTGTTGCCCACAGGCACCGGCAAGAGCTTTGTGATTGCGGAGTTTTGCCGCAAGGTCTTGGCCAACTGGCCCGACAGCAAGATCGTAGTGGTGACGCACGTACGGGAACTGATCAAGCAGAACTACGAGGAACTGAAGCGTCTGTGGCCCGAGGCTCCGGCGGGGATCAACTCAGCCGGTTTAAATCAGCGCGACTTCGACCCGTCAATTGTGTTTTGTGGCATCCAGTCGGTACACAAACACGCGACCAAGTTCACGAAGGTGGACCTGTGCCTGATTGACGAGGCGCATTTGATTCCGCGTAAGACCAACACGATGTATCAGAAGTTCCTGAAGACGCTGAAGGTGATGAACCCCCACCTCCGGGTGATTGGGTTGACTGCAACACCCTATCGCTTGGACAGCGGGCTTTTGTGCAGCGGCAAGGACGCGCTCTTCAACGACGTGTCTTACGAAGCCCCGCTCTCGGACATGGTGAAAGAGGGGTACTTGACCAAGTTGGTATCCAAGGAACCCAAGACCAAACTGGATGTCAGCGGCGTCAGCATCCGAGGCGGCGAGTTTATCCCCGGTGAACTGGAGCGGGCGGTAGACAAGAAGGACGTAAACCAGTCGGTCGTCCGCGAGATCGTAGCCTTCGGGCAAAACCGCAAGTCATGGCTGCTCTTCTGCGCGGGTGTTTCCCATGCCAGCCATATTGCCGAACTGGTTCGTAGTTACGGGATCACCTGTGAGACGATCTTTGGGGAGACCCCTAAAGCCGAACGAGATCGCATTGTGGCGGACTTCAAGGCAGGGCGCATTCAGGCGCTGGCTTCTATGGGCGTCCTGACCACGGGCTTTAACGCGCCTACGGTAGACCTGCTGGCGTTGCTCCGGCCTACCCAATCGGTGGGGCTGTACGTCCAGATCATGGGCCGTGGGATGCGTAATCACCCCGGCAAGGCCGACTGCTTGGTACTGGACTTTGCAGGCAACGTCGCCCGTCATGGTCCGGTAGATCGCATCAATCCCAAGAAGCCCCGCAAGTCCACTGAAGAAGGCGTGGCCCCGACCAAGACCTGTCCCGAGTGCAAGAGCATTGTCCACGCTGCGGCCATGGAATGTTTGGACTGCGGGTACGAGTGGCCCCCGCGTGAAGTGGAGATTGACCGTACGGCCACGACACTACCGGTGATGGCTGCGGCTCTCCCTGAGGAGTGGGTCAAGGTCAACGCGATTGCTTATCGTCGCCACCCCAAAACCGGCAGCCCCGATTCCATGCGGGTGGAATACCGATCAGGACTCGTGGTGTACCGAGAGTGGGTCTGCTTTGACCATAAAGGCTACCCCCAAGAGAAGGCTCGTAAGTGGTGGCAGCGGCGCATGACTGGACCCGGAGTTCTCCCGACCAGCACGACCGATGCCCTCGCTAAAGCCCACACCCTAATGAAGCCCGATGAAATCAAAGTACGTAAAAACGGCAAGTACACAGAAGTTACCGAATTTCGGTTCCTGCCCAATCTGCCGCCGGAAGGAGCGGGGGTACCTATATATGCCTCCGCCCGGAAGAAGTAAGAAGCCCGCAAGATTTTGCAGCATGCGCTGCATGGATGCCTACATGATTGACAAACAACCGAACGAACGAACCGCTTTAAACGAAGCCGCTGTCGCAGCCGGTCACTTCATCGAAGCCTACGGGGTGTATGACTTTATGCAGTTCACGCCGGACCGCTTTGACGAATTCATCGAAGCGATTGTTACCGCGTACGTGGATTCTCTTCAGCGACAGGCAGCGGAGCAGGAGATTGTCCGCTTCCCTTGACGTAACCGTTGCCTCGGCAGGGTTCGCTGCCCGTTGAGAGAATCACCAGTTCCGAGTATCTGGGGTGAGAACACCACCCCTCGCCTTCGTACGTCTTGACGAAGTACTTACACTGCGTACAACGCATTAGAGTTTCTGCCCTCTGAACCACGCATCGCCGTGCTCAACCACACACAGTTCCGGCTGCAATAGCTTGCCCTTGTAGAACGTGAGCACCGCAAAGCCCGAGGCCCAGTTGACCGGCCCCGCTTCGGTGTAGTTGAACTGAGGACCATACGGCTCAGCCATGGTACCGGTGTCTACACCGTATCTACGGCCACGGTAATCCGACCACGGGGTAACTTGAAGTTTATGCAGATGCCCGTGTACGTACGACACCCCTGCTTTGAGCGTCGAGTTATAGGCCGAATGGATACCGCCCGAAACAGGGCGATGCCGGATGGTGGTCCACCCGTCCGTCTGGTTGTTAAGGTGAATGCACCACCCGGCTCGCCAGCGCGGCAAGTAATCCAGCAGGGTCATGCCGGTTAGTTCTTCCAGTTCACCCACACGGCTTGAGAGATAGTTCTCAAAGCGGGCATCGTGGTTACCAATGGTGCGAACCAACTTGGCCCCTGAGGCCGCACGTTCGATCTCAGCGCAGCGATCCTGTACGGCAGCGATCTCGTCCTTCATCTGCGGCTGCTTTTCCCACATGATGCGAGCGTGTCGGCTGATCCGGGCACCGTCCAAGATGTCGCCGTTCAGCACCACCATCTTGGGCTTGAGTTCCTTGGCCAACTTACAAAACGCCTGATGCGCCTTGGTCACGATGCTGGGCCAGTAGTGGCAGTCCGACGCCACGAGAATCACACCGTCAGTCACGGCGTCAACCATTTCCGACTCGTATTTATCCTGACGGATCTTAGCTAACTCGTTTAGTTTATTTCCCACTAAGCTCTTTTGGCTTGTGGCAGCAGGGTTCCTTCTACTGCTTTCAAGGGATATGCAGTATTTCTGCTCCAATGAACGTCGCCTGTCGTAGACGGACCTGACATCCATGTCTAAGTGTTTAGCAACTAAACTTGCTTTTCCGAACCGCTTCCAAGCCTCTATAAATTCTTGATCGTTTGTATATCTGGGCATGATTACTTCTTGGTGATTTTGATGCCTAGTTCCTTACGGCGTTTTTCCGTGGCCTTGTCGTCTCTTACGGCCTTCCACTCAATGTGGCCGTCAATGACCCGGAACTCTTCCTTGTGTACGAGCGCACAGTCACAGCACTCCGTGTGCGTGTAACCCTTCATGCGGTACCACTTCCCATCCTCAATCTGGACAGGGATGTACTTCTCCCGCTTTTTCATGGGCTTGACTCTACCTGCTTGAGTAGCGTCTTAGCAAGTCCTGCTCTTCAGGAGCGTATACAACGCCCCCCTTAGCCTTTTTTTCAGGGGGAGCCATCCGCTTAGCGTACTTGTCACTCAGAGCCTGAATGCGGTCCAAGTAATCGTCGGAGGCTTTTGTGAATTCCTCTTCCGAAATAAGACCTTGCTCGTACTTTCTCTGAACATCAAGGTATTTCTTGGACAATGCGTCTCGCTCACGAACCATGGCAAACTGTTGCTGTGCAGTCAGTTTATCCACATCAACCGGCGTAACCTTGATACCAAAAGTCTGGAGCACGGCATCGGTGGTCGTGATGGGAGATTGCGTAACCGTTTCTGCGCCAGCCTCAGCACGTTTAAATTTCTCAGTAGCGGGAGCGCCGGGAATGCCGGGTAAGTTAGGCAGCAAAGACGTAATGAACTTGCTGGCTTTGATGGCAGCGTTGTTAGCCCGGACCTCAGCTTCAGTCTTGCCAATGTTCAGTCCCGGCAGATCACGTCCGGTAAAGGGATCTCTGCCCTCATACAGAATGGTGAATCCATCAAAGAGCGGACCACCCGGCTGAAGAGCCTGCGGAAGAAACTCAAACCGTCGCCCGGTTGCTTCGGTCGTGGCAAAGATGTCACCGCCGGGAATGAATCGTTTTACATCAAGATACTCTGACCGCTCTTCGGTCGGTAATTTGATCATGGTTGATGGCATACCCGGCACACCAAACCACGTTCCCTTCTGCGACTCCGGAAGCATCTTCCGCTCAAGTTCTGTTTCGCCAGCGCCTTCTGCTTCGCCGTATTCGTTTACAGCATGACCGAGCGCAGCCCACTTGGCGTACTTCCACGGACGCATTGCAGCGGACTCTGCTAGAAGCGGAACCGCACGATAACTGTATGCGATAAACGGATGCGTCGTATTGCGCATCGTCTGAATAATTGGCGCGTTGATTTCGTAGTCAATCAACCACTTCTTGGACTCGGCAGCGGCATCTTCTGGAGACATACCTGCCTTCAGTCGATCCATGAATATGCCAAACCTGAAGATGCTGTCTTCTTGCTGGTACGCATCAATGACTTTACCGCCGGTCTTTTTCCATCCAGCGTTAGCCACCCTAAAAATCTTATCCACGTTATCCGTGGCCGGGTTGATGGCCTCTAACTCATCCAGCATCTGTCTGCCTTCTCGTCCCAACTCTTGGGAAGAAAAGCCTGCATCAAACACGCCAAGTTTTCTGGCCTGCTCGTAGACTTCGCTGTCGCTGCCCTTGCGGATTTCATTTGCTGCACGCGCAAGGCTAGACCAGTCTGATCCGGACAGGTCATACAGCATAAAGTTGGACATAATGTTGTTGACGTGTACCGCCGGATTGAGCGCGGTCTTGCCAACTTTCCATGCCCTGAGCAACTGCTGATATGTTTTGAACGCAGGGTTCCTAGACAGACTTCTTGAGTAGTCAATTGACTTGAGATCGTTCAGCACTACAGGGTCAACGTACTTACCCGCAAGGTTGCCGAACTTGGCGATGTTAGTTCCCTTGAGTTTGTCAGTGGTGACCTGCTCCCACCCTTCCTTTGGGGCATCGCTGACGTACTGATCCATCTTGGCGATGTCATCAAAAAGTTTATAGGTTGCGATGTCGTTGGACATCAACTGACCCGTTCGGGCTATGGCAAAAGCCGCATCGTCAATTTCACCCTTGGCTTGACGCTCTTCTTTGGTCAACTGGCGACGGACACGAACCTTGCCGCTCTTGGAATCACCAAAGCGTTCCCATCCCTGCTCAATAAACTTGGGCAGTTCATCCTCGGTCACATCAACTACAACGCCACGAGGTTTAAGTTCGGAGCCAATCAATCTCAAGTTTTGCGTAGCCCGTTCAATCAAACTCTGCGGCTTGAGCTTGGTTGTGTACTCGCGATGCAAATACGTTGCAGCGTTTTTGTTAAACGTCTCTGGACTGAGCAGACCGACATCCACCATCTTCTGCCCGTAACGGGTAATGGTTTCTCTGGCCTTGTCATTCATTCTAGCCAAAGACTCTACCGGAACTTCTTCGCCCTGCATCAAGTAGTAAAGAACCTTGCGCTCATTGTCTGGCAGTTTGCGAACGTCTTTAACCAAGTCCAAGAAGTCTTCAGACATCTGGTTCTTGAATGTCTTGGCATTGGCCTTAACGTCAAGATAGTCTTGAGGCAAGCCGTAGTTATCAATGACTCCACGAGAGAACCACTCGGCCACATTCTGATCGCCAAGCGGAATCTTTT